TTGCCATCAGGAACGTCCCTTTGGCCTGAGTTTTGGAAACTTGAGGAGTTAGAGACGATCCGGGCTTCGGTTCCGCCTTCTAAGTGGGCAGCGCAGTATATGCAGCGCCCCACGGGCGAGGGTATTTCGATCATTCCCCGTGAGTGGTTTAATATTTGGCCGGAGGATAAGCCGCCCAAGTGTGATTATTTAATACAAAGTTATGATACGGCCTTTTTAAAGTCGGAAAGAGCGGATTTCACAGCCATTACCACGTGGGGGGTCTTTTATCCCGAGGGGAAGATAGGGGATGAGTTGTATGGTGGGGAGGAAGCGCACATTGTTTTGTTAGATGCGGTGAAGCAGCGGTTCGATTTCCCGGAATTAAAGCAGGAGGCCCTGCGGTTATACGCCCATTGGGAACCAGACACGGTCATTATTGAAACTAAGGCGTCTGGGATACCATTAACGCAGGAGTTGCGAAGGCAGGGGATCCCGATTAACACTTATTCACCCAATCGGGGGCAGGATAAGATAGCTAGGCTCAATTCAGTGAGTCCTATTTTCCAAGATGGAAAGGTCTGGGTGCCAGAGAACCGTTGGGCCGAAGATTTGATGGACGAGGTCAGTGATTTCCCGAACGGGGAGAACGATGATTTAGTGGATGCGACCACTTTAGCCCTGATGCGCTTCCGAAGTGGAGGGTTTCTGCAGTTAAAGACTGATTTTTCGGAAGAAGAGGAGTATTATCCGAAACTTAGAGTTTATTATTAGTAAAAACCAAGGTAAAGTTCCTTACTATGTCTGATACCGCTAATTATTTAGATGATTCTTTCGTTGAAGTAACGGTCGAAGGAAAACCGGACTATGACAACGGGGTTGAAGTCTTTTTTGACGAAGAAAATAAGGGTACTTTAGGATTTGACCCAAATGAAGATATTGAGATTGAGTTTGATGCCAATATTGCGGAAGTTTTGGACAATTCTGTACGGGGCCGGATTGCTTCTAAGTTATTAAGTGCTTATGAAGACGATTTAACTTCCCGAGAAGACTGGCATGAGACTTTTAAAGACGGGTTAGAGCTTTTAGGTATTAAATCCAATCCTCGTAGTGAACCTTTCCAGGGTTCGAGCGGCGTTTACCACCCTTTACTAGCAGAAGCCGTTACTCAGTTTCAAGCCCAAGCCTATAAAGAGATTTTGCCTTCCGGTGGTCCAGTTGACACGTTAGTTATGGGTAAAATCACCGATCCGAAGTTGCTTCAGGCGAATCGGGTCAAAAACTTCATGAATTACCAGATTACTTATAAAATGGAAGAATATGATCCGGAGATGGATCAACTTCTCTTTTATCTTCCGCTTTCGGGTTCCGCTTTCAAGAAGAGTTATTACGACCCGACCATGGGCCGAGCGGTTTCCCGGTTTATTAAATCTGAAGATTTAGTGGTGCCTTATTACACTACTGATTTGGTAACGACCCCTAGAATTACGCATATTTTACACATGACGGAGAATGATCTATTAAAACTCAAAATTTCGGGTTTTTACCGTGATACGCCCATGTCTTCGCCGAATGTTGTTCAAGAATCGGTGGTCCAGGAAAAAATAGACGAAATTGAGGGATTAAGCCCTTCGTATCATGATAGAGAGTTCACTTTATTAGAAATTCATGTGGAATTAGATATTGAGGGTTTTGAAGACAGTGGAGAGGATGGAGAGCCGACAGGTATCGCAGTTCCTTATATTGTCACTATTTGTAGAGATACAAGGGACGTTTTAAGCATAAGACGGAACTATAAGCCCGATGATCCCTTACGCAAGAAGATTGAATACTTTACGCATTATAAATTCCTGCCGGGATTAGGCTTTTATGGATTTGGCCTAATTCACATGATAGGAGGAGTGACTAAGTCAGCCACTTCGATTTTACGGCAATTAATCGACGCAGGGACTTTATCAAACCTTCCTGCTGGTTTTAAGTCTCGTGGATTAAATATACAAAGATCCGATGATCCAATTCAACCAGGGGAGTGGCGCGATGTTGATACTCCTGGAGGAACGATAAAAGAGTCCTTTTTACCGTTACCCTATAAAGAGCCGAGTGGAACCTTAGCTAATTTATTAGGCGTTTTAGTTGAAGCTGGTAGAGGCTTTGCTTCTGTTATAGATAAGGGAGGCGCTGACGGTAGTCAGAATGCCCCGGTTGGTTCAACGGTTGCTACGCTGGAGCAAGGGCAGCGGGTTATGTCTGCTATTCATAAACGCTTGCATTATGCGCAAAAGAATGAGTTCAAGATATTAAAAAGAATTTTTGGAGAGGTTTTGCCTCCAGAATACCCCTATCAGGTACAGGGAGCGCAACAAACCGTATTTAAAGAAGACTTTGGAACTCAAGTTGATGTCGTTCCTGTATCTGATCCTAATATCTTCAGTACGACACAAAGGATTATTTTAGCTCAGACCCAGTTACAAATGGCTCAAAGTGCTCCGCAGATTCATAATTTAAAAGCTGCTTTTCGTAAAATGTATATTGCATTAAATATACGGGATATAGATGATATTCTTTTACCTGATGCACAACCTGCGCCTAAAGACCCAATACAAGAAAACCAAGATGCTTTAACAAGCGTCCCAATGGAAGCCTTTATTCAGCAAAACCATGATGCGCATATTCAAGCTCATTTATCGTTTTCGCAAAACCCAGCAACCGCTCAAAATCAAGCAGCGGTGCAAGCTTTACAGGCGCATATTCAACAGCACAATGCTCTGAAGTATCGTATTCAAATTGAGCAGATTTTGACTCAACAAGGGGTACAGTTACCACAGCCTGGGCCAGATGGTCAGATGCCGCAGATTCCACCTGAATATGAAAATCAGATTGCGATGGCAGCAGCCGAGGCTACGCAACAGATAACCGGACAAGAGCAAGCGTTGCAACAGGCTATGGAAGTACCCGATCCACAACGGGATATGTTTGAGCAACAAATGGGGCTGGAATTTGAGAAATTACGTTTAAGGGAAAAAGAGGTAGAGCAAAAAGGAGAAATTGATCTTGAGAAGATTGATTCCCAGGAAAGGCAAACTGATGTTAAAATAGCTGCTGATCTCCAAGAAGCTCAACTTAAAGATAAGCGTTCATCAGATACCAATTTAACGCAATTAGCAAAAATAGTAAGAGAATCAAGAGAGCAAAAATAAGGAACCCTATGAAATACGCAAATAAAGAGTATCCCAAAGCTGGTAATAAACGTCCTAAAAAAGCGACGGTTAGTTCGATGAAAGCTTCAAATAAAGGTTATGCTAAGTCAACCCCCTGTATGGTGAGTAAGGTCTCTGAACTTGGTGAACAGAAAAAGACTAAAGGGGTAGGTGCAGCAACAAAGGGAACTTTGTTCACAAGCTATATTAATTATTAATTAGTTTATGGATTTTATAAAAATTTCTGAGTTTCTGCTTCGCAAAATCCGCGAACGCCAAGAAGCTCTTAAATACACACTTGCTTCGGGAAGTGCACAAGACTTTGCTCAGTACCAACGTATTGTTGGCGAAATTTCAGGTTTAAATTTTACTGAGAAAGAAATAGTAAACCTGCATGAAAATATGGAAGAAAATGATGGCTGAAGTACCTGAACGTGTCCTAAATTTTGGGTCTAGTGAAGATTCGATAGAGACTGAAGAATCTAAGTTAAGTCCTGAAACTTTAGAAGCCCACGCTGATAAATTACCTGTTCCCACAGGTTACAGAATTTTAATTCTGCCCTTCGAGCCTAAAATCACCACACGCGGTGGTATTATGCTTGCTAAACAAACATTAGATAAAGAAAAAATAGCCACTATTGTGGGGCTTATTGTTTCTTTAGGGCCTAATGCATATGCAGATAAAGATAAATTTCCTAATGGCCCTTGGTGTAAAGAGGGTGATTGGGTTATTTTTGGAAGATACGCTGGTGCTCGTTTTCGTATTGAAGGCGGCGAAATGCGTCTTTTAAATGATGATGAGATTTTAGCTGTTATCTCAGATCCTGAATCTATTCTGCAATAAGGAGAAACCGTGATGTCAGAACAACAAATTGAATTAATATTACCAGAAGAAGAAGTGGATATACATGAGGCTGATGTTATTCAGGAAAAACGACCTGATGATGATCATTCTGAGCAGAAGACTTCTGAAGAACATATTACTGAAGTGGATCAGTATAGTGATTCCGTTAAAAAGCGTATTGATAAGTTAACTTATCGCATGCGGGAAGCTGAAAGGCAACGGGATCAAGCACTGACTTATGCTCAGTCAGTATATAAAGAAAAGCAGACCTTGCAAACAAGGTTATCTTCTTCAGATGCTAATTTAGTTTCTGAATATGACGCAAGAGTTAAATCTGAAGGAGAGCGTGCCCGAAACGTATTAAAAGAGGCTCAAGACCTAGGAGATTCTGAGGCAATTGTATTAGCGACGGAAGCTGTTGCGAAAGCTGCTTTAGAAGAACAAAACGTAAAAAGGGCACAATCTCGTCAAAAAATACAAAATAGACGACAATCGACTAGTAATCGTCAAAATAATCAAGTAAATTCAAATCAGCAGCGTCCTGATGTCAGGAAGCCTGATCCACAAGCTGAAGCATGGGCTGAAAAAAATCCATGGTTTGGTGAGGATAAGCCAATGACAGGGGCCGCAGTAGCTATTGATGAAAGTTTAAGACACGATGGGGTTGACCCAACTTCTCAAAACTATTATCAACAGCTGGATGCTCAATTGAAGGAGTATTTTCCTAATAAATTTGGGCAACAAAAAACCGTGCAACAGGTTGCAGGATCTAGCCGAGGGGTTGGAGCTTCTAATCCAGGAACACGCCAAGTTACTTTATCGCCTTCTCAGATTGCAATTGCAAAAAGAATAGGTGTGCCACTTGAAGAGTACGCAAAGTATGTTTGAAAAAGGAGTATAAAATGACAGATCGCACCTCCAGATCTGCAGAATCCCGAGGATCTAAAACTCGCAGAAAACCTTGGCAACCGCCTTCAATGTTAGACGCCCCAGAAGCACCAGATGGTTTTAAACACCGCTGGTTACGTGCAGAAGTCAGAGGGCATGATGATCGAGCGAATATGTCTAAACGTATTCGTGAAGGATTTGAACCTGTTCGCGCAGAGGATCATCCAGATTTTGATGCCCCAACAATTGACGAAGGAAGACACGCTGGCGTCATTGGAGTAGGTGGGCTTATTCTCGCAAAAATACCAGAAGAGACTGTAGCAGAGAGAAATCATTACTATAAATCAGTAACTGATGATCAATTGCATGGAGTCGATAATGATTTAATGCGAGATAGTGATCCACGAATGCCGATTACACAATCGGATATTCTACGGAATTCTAAAACTTCGTTCGGAAGTCCTAGAAATAGGGACTCCGATTAATTTTCTTTTTTAGGAGAAACTTATGGCAAATGTAGACGCCCCTAACGGCTTTACACCCGCCTCCCACATGTATGGTGGGGTTATTAGACCTAAGAAAATGCGTATTGCAAGTGCTACTAGTGCTGCTATTTTTAGTGGCGATGTTGTGACGCTTTCTTCGGGCTATATTATCCAGGGAACTGCAACTAGCACTCCCGTGGGTGTTTTTTACGGTGTCCAGTACACCGATACCAGTGGTGCCCCGCAATGGTCTAATCAATGGACAGCTTCTACAGCTACTCTTGGTTCAGCAGATGCGGAAGCTTATATTTATACTGACCCTGCTATTATTTATGAAGCGCAATTTACTGCAGGAACTCCTGCCGTAAGCTTTATTGGTAGTAAGTATACACTCAGTACAACAGCTGGTTCCACTAATAATGGACGTTCAAAAGAGGGTGTAACAGCCACTACTTCTAGTGGTATTGCTCTCTGTGTTGGTTTTGTAGATGCCCCCAGTAATTCTATTGGGGCTTCAGCTAGAGCCATGTTTACGTTCCCAACTAACACATTTGCGGTTTAGGAGAGTAACTAATGGCAATTAATAGAGCACAACTCGTAAAAGAGCTTGTTCCTGGCCTTCATGCTCTCTTTGGCTTAGAGTATGATCGATATGCTGCAGAGTATGATGACATTTTCGACTCTGAAAGTTCTGAAAGAGCTTTTGAGGAAGAAGTTATGTTGACTGGCTTTGGAGAAGCACCTGTTAAGAGTGAAGGTAGTAATGTGACATATGATACTGCACAAGAGTCATATACTGCACGCTACACTCATGAAACAATTGCTTTGGCATTTTCATTAACTGAAGAAGCTATCGAAGATAATCTCTACGATACCCTTTCTTCTCGATACACTCGTGCATTAGCACGTTCAATGATGCAGACTAAGAATATAAAAGGATCAAATGTATTGAATAATGCGTTTAGTTCTTCTTATCTTGGTGGAGACGGTGTAGAACTTTGTTCTACGGCTCATCCTACTGTAGCCAATGAAAACCAAAAGAATGAGCTGTCTACTTCGGCAGACCTCAACGAAACTTCATTAGAGCAAGCTTTAATAGATATTGCTGCTTTTGAGGATGAGCGAGGTTTAAAGATCAATGCACAAGCTCGTAAGCTACTTATTCCTTCAGCACTGCAGTTTGTAGCAGATCGTTTGTTAGAATCTCCAGGAAGGGTAGGTACTGCTGATAACGATATAAATGCTGTTCGAAATATGGGAATGGTTCCAGAAGGTTATGTGGTAAACCATTTCTTAACGGATACAGACGCTTTCTTCTTGAAAACAGATGTTCCGAACGGCTTGAAGCATTTTACTCGTACCCCTGTATCAACGAACATGGAAGGTGATTTTGAAACCGGGAATGTTCGCTATAAGGCCAGAGAGCGGTATAGCTTTGGCTTTAGTGACTGGAGAGGTATTTTTGGCTCTCCTGGTGCTTAACTAAAAAAAGGGGGAGGTAACTTCCCCTGATTTTTTCTGGGAAAAAATAGCCCTAGCGACTGTCCCAGCAGACGCTTACGAAGACTCTAGGGCCAACCCTTTCGTAAGGAGGAAACCGAATGGCTCAGACTACTTTCGCTGGCCCAATTAGATCGCTTGCCGGTCTTATCAATGCAGGATACAGTGGTGTTGTTAGCCTAACAGCTAATACTACAATTACTGTGGCTGCTCATGCGGGTAGACCGCTTCTCTGTAATGATGCCGATGGCGTATTTACGTTGCCTACTATTGTTGTCACGGAACCCACCGATAAAGGTGATCCTAATCAAACAGCAAACTTAGGTGCTCAGTTTACTTTTATAGTCGTTACTGCGGCTACTGATATGGATATTAAAACAGACGGCACTGATAAATTTGTTGGTGGTTCATACACCGGCATAACTGATAGTGCAGCTGGGAAAAGTTTTATATCTGGTGCAGCTAATGATGTGATTACCCAGAACGGAACTACTAAAGGTGGTTTAGCTGGAAGTATTATTCGCATTACTGCTATCGCCAGTGCTAAATATCATGTTGAAGGGCAACTGCTCGGTTCAGGTACTTTAGTTACTCCTTTTGCTGACGCTTAATATCGGTTAACTAAGGAGATGAAAAATGGCAGATGCAGTTAGCAGTACGACTATTATTGATGGTACGCATAGAGCAGTCATCCAGCTAACTAACTTGAGTGACGGTACGGGTGAAAGTGCCGTTACTAAAGTAGATGTTAGTGGGTTAAATGCAAAAGCCGACGGAACTGCGTGTAGTGGTGTAACACTTGAAAAAGTGCACCACTCTGTTACTGGTTTTACCCAAGTACAGTTATTTTGGGATGCTAGTACCGACACGATTGCGTTAGCATTAGCAGAGTCAAGTAACGGGCATATGGACTTTAGTGTGTTTGGTGGTATAAAAAATACTTCTGGTAGTGGAAAAACCGGGGATATTAACCTAACCACCATAGGAGCAGCTAATCTTGATACCTATGTTATTGTTCTTGATTTATTGAAGCACTACTAAATGGCTACTTCTGGGACTAGATCATTTAGTCTTAATGCAGCTACAGCTATTGAAGAGGCTTTTGAGCTTGCAGGGCTAGAGTATCGTACAGGATATGATGGTGTAACAGCCAGAAGATCTATGAATATCATGTTCGCGGATTGGTCTAACCGTGGTGTTCAATTGTGGGAAGTAGAACAGAACTCTTTAACCTTAACAAAAGGCCAAGTTTCTTATACTTTAAACGAATACGATATTGATATATTAGATGCGATTATTAGGAGAACAGTTAATTCAATTCAAACTGATTTTCAAGTTAGTCGCATTGATCGAAATGAGTATTTGAATATACCCAATAAGAACACCGAAGCAAGGTGTACTCAGTTCTATATTGAAAGAACAACCACCCCTACTTTATATGTTTGGCCAGCTCCAGAAAATTCAACTGATATCTTTTTATCCTCTCGTTGGAAACGAATCCAAGATATAGATGCTTCGATTAACGATATTGATATTCCGAGTCGTTTTATGCCTTGCCTTGTTTCAGGATTAGCTTTTCAATTAGCTCTTAAAAAGAATCCTGAAAAAGCACAGTTATTAGCTCCAATATACGAACAACATTTAGTTAATGCTATTCGATATGATGAAGATAGATCTTCGGTTCATTTAGTACCACAACGTAGTTATGTCTGATGTCATACGCTCTTGGTAAATTTTCATACGGTGTTTGTGATAGGTGTGGGTTTAGAACTCGTTATTTAAAAATGCAGAGAGAGTGGACTGGGTTTAAAGTTTGTTCAGAGTGTTATGAACCAAAAAGCCCTCAATTAGAACCTCCTGCTCACCCTACTGATCCGGAATCGTTAAGACAACCAAGACCAGAAATTCCCTTACCTCAATCGCAATTAGGGGTTATTATTACGACAGGGCCTATAAATGTAACTGCCACTGGGGTTACTATTGGTGGACCATCTCCCAATACAGCAGACCCTATTGGGAGTACATTTTTAGGAGAATTTGCAACGGGTGAAGTAGGAACTGTAACGGTGGTAACGACATGAGTTTTACTTATTTAAGTTTAAAAACAGCTATTCAAGACTACTGTGAAGTTTCTGAAACTACGTTTGATTCTAATCTTCCTGTTTTTATAAAAGAAGCTGAAGAACGAATTCTTAAAGCAGTCGAGTTACCTGTTTTTCATAAAAATGTGACGGGGACAGCTACCGCAGATAATAGTTATTTATCTATGCCCTCGGATTTTTTGGCCCCTTCAAGTTTGGCAGTTATTGCCAGTGGGGTATATACTTATTTGTTATATAAACACGTCTCTTTTATAAGAGATTATACGCCCAATGCTTCTACAACCGGTCTTCCTTTGTATTATTCACAATTTGATGATACTACATTTTTATTGGCCCCTACACCGAATGAAGCTAGTGCTGGGGTTAACTATACTTTTGAACTTCATTATAAATACCGACCTGCTTCTTTAACCGCAGGAAGTGATTCAGGAACTACATGGCTTTCAACCAATGCGCCTAATTCCCTTTTGTATGGGTCTTTAGTTGAAGCAGTTAATTTCTTAAAATCCCCTGAAGAATTGGCTAACTATGATCAAAGATTTCAAGAATCTCTCTTAGGACTGAAGAAATTAGGGGAAGGTTATGGGGTTAGAGATGAATACCGTTATGATATTACTAGGGCTGGATAATGTTTAGTGTAAAAGTAGAAGTTCAACCAGGAACTGTGGAAGTTAAAACCACTAGCTATAGAGGGTTTACTCCTGAAGAAATAGCTACAAGAGCAGTTGAAAAAATTATTTTTATAAGTGATTCAGCTGATCCTGTCATTAAGCTACAGGCAGAAGTATTTAAGGAAAGAATGTACTATATTATAGTAGATTCTTTAAAAGAAGCGATTAATAGTGATAAAACCACATTATATAATTTGCTTAAATCACAAGGTCATGAGGATATGGCTGAAATATTGAGGACACTCTAATGGCTATTACGCAAGCAATGTGCACTTCCTTTAAGAAAGAGATCTTGCAAGGAATTCATAATTTTACAAGCGGTTCCGGTGGAGGAACGACCACCACTACTGGAAGTGGGAATGCTTTTAAAACTGCATTGTATACTTCTAGTGCAACAATGAGTGCTTCTACCACTGCTTATAGTACAACTAATGAAATTTCTGGTACTGGGTATACCGCTGGCGGGGCAGCTTTAACTAATGTAACCCCTACTTCATCCAGTACTACAGCACTTACAGATTTTGCAGACCTTACTTGGTCTAGTTCTACAATCACTGCGAGAGGAGCCTTAATTTATAACTCTTCTACTGCGGCTGGATCGGCAAATAGAGGGGTAATTGTTTTAGATTTCGGAGCTGATAAAACATCGACTAGTGGAAATTTTACAATACAATTCCCAGCGGCGGATGCAAGTAACGCTATTATTAGGATCGCATAGGATTAACATGTGGCCGACACCATTGTTGCATTTCAAGGATGGAATAGCTCAACCCACGGTTGGGGCGAAGGCACTTGGGGCGGCGATGTTGCTGTTACAGGAGCAACTAGTGCGGTTGGTTCGGTTACAATCTCGGCAGATGCGAATGTCTCTGTTACGGGTATTTCGGCAACGGGGGCTGTTGGATCGGTTACTGTCTCTGCAGATGCGAATGTTTCGGTCACTGGCCTATCGGCTAGTGGGGGAATTGGATCGGTTACTGTTACGGGCACAGCGGTTGTCTCGCCCACAGGAATCAGTGCAACCAGCGCAGTTGGCTCAGTTACTGTCTCGGCAGATGCGAACGTTGCGGTTACAGGCGTTTCTGCGACAGCTTCGGTTGGCTCGGTCACAATTGCGGCATCCGCGATTGTCTCACCTACCGGGATCAGTGCAACATCGAGTGTTGGCTCGGTTACAGTTACTGGGACAGCGGTTGTCTCGCCTACCGGTGTTTCTGCAACCGCTTCTGAAGGGTCTGTCAGTGTTGCTGCTAATGCT